AGACCCGGCATTAGTACAAGCCGCTAACAGTTTTACGGCAGCACTTGTTACTGGATTTGCAAAGGTAGTGGAGTTTTCCGCAGAGGCGCTTAAAGGCGTTAAGGCTATCGGCCAAGAAATGGGCGTTATTGGTCCAGACATTGACCGTTCACAGTTGACCGGAAACCGTGGCGGGTTTCGTGGGTTTGCGGCGCGTGGTCGTCGCAATTTCAACGAAACGACCGCGATGGAAAACGACTGGAAGTTTCGGCAAAAGGCGCTGGCAACTGAAAAGAAGTGGGCCGAAGCCGCAGCGGAAGCACGCGCCAAGGTAAACGAAGCCGACGCAGCGCGGGCGCAAGAAATGGCCGCGTTTAAAAAAGACTTGGAAGAAATACCCGAGTTATTTTCTACATCGTTTACCGCAGCCGACGTAACCATGGCATCCAGCGTTCAAAATATGCTGGAAGAAATGAACATGGCCGACGATATGATGCTGAACTTTGCCCAACAAGCAGCATCCAGCATACAAACCGCGTTTGCCGATTTCCTGTTTGATCCGTTCCAAAACGGCTTGCGCGGCATGGTTAAAGGATTTATCGACGCGATCCGTCGCATGATTGCGGAACTAATGGCGTCGTATCTGTTGCGCCAATTCTTCCAGTATATGAGCGGCTTTGGCGGTATCGCCGGTAGCATCGGGCAGTTTGCCGTTTCTACGCTGTCGGCGCGGGCCATGGGTGGTCCGGTCACTGGCAACACGCCGTACATGGTCGGCGAACGTGGGCCGGAATTGTTCGTACCGAATACATCTGGCAGCATTGTTCCCAATCACGCCATGGGTGGCGTAACCGTGTCGCCGGTTTACAACATCGACGCACGCGGGGCCACGGCAGATTTGCAAAAGGCATTGCCGGGAATCATGGCCGAAAACAATCGGCGCATATTCGATGAACTAGACCGACGTTATGGGATAGGGCGATGACCGATTACATATTACCGCCGGATTTAGTCGCCAACGACATACAGTGGCGCATCCTAGACAACACCGCGTCGTATTCGTCGCCGCTTTCGGGAGCGGTTAAGACTTACTCACGGCCCGGTAATCGGTGGGCCGCTACACTGTCCTTCCGTGCGATATCGGATCAGAAACGCCGACGGTTGTTGTCATTGCTGGCCGCGTTGCGCGGTCGCTCAAATCGCCTATGGTTTACCGAACCCGGCTATTCGTTTGCGGGTTCGTTTTCCTGTCCCGAGTTGATCACCAATAACGCCGCAGTCGTGGCGACTACAGGGTGGTCATCGTCGAGCGCCGAAGTCGCGTTATCGGCAGACTCGCATTTTGGCTTGCGTCTTGCCCGCACAGCGGCCACAGCAGATGCCTACGCTTACCAAAGCGCAGCCACCACGGTTGCCAGTGCGCCCTACGCAATACGAGCCGTTTATGGGGCCGGAAAAGGCAACGTCCGTATTGGGGCGGCGGCTGGTACGTCGCAGGGCGGCACGACGCTGTTAAACGGCACTGTACGTACAACAGCCGGACGTTATACCGATTCGTTCACGGCGTCCGGTACATCGACGCACGTTAGTTTCTACGACTACTACAGCGGACGTGCAGCCGGGGCGTTTCAGTTTCTTTCGTGGGCGTCACTGACACGTTGTGCGCTAGTGGCGGGGGGATCGCAAACTGGCGGGGCGTTGAACATCGACGGCTTGCCGACTTCGACAAACGGGTTGGCCCGTGCGGGCGATTGGGTCGAGATTAACGGCGAACTAAAGCGACTAACGGCTGACCTTAATTCCGACAGCAGCGGCGCGGGTTACATCATGTTCGAGCCGACGCTACGCACGTCGCCAGCGGATAACACGGCAGTTGTGTTCCGTAATCCAATGGGTCGTTTCCTGTTGGCCGAGGATGCGGGCAGTTGGTCCACACGACCCGGCACGCTTTCAGAAATGACGATTGATCTAGTCGAGGACATAGCCTAATGACGCGTTGGGTTAGCAACACGAACCAAACGGAAGCGGCGAAGGCGTCGCTTTTTATTATCACGATGGCGAAACTGGAATTCGATTCCGGTACGGTCTACGTCCACGACGGCGTTGGAAGCGTAACCTTCGACGGTAATACGTACTTGGGCGTTGGCAAATACGGTTCGTTCGACATTATCGACGAAAACATTGATACCGTCGCCCGTGGAATCAAAGTCACGTTGTCCGGCGTCGATACGTCGCTGGTCCCTATCGTGATGGACGAAGTTTATCAGGGCCGACCGGCAACCTTTTACGTCGGCTTTTTGGATCAAAACCTAAACTTTGTCGCCGACCCCGAGGAAATTTGGTCGGGCCGCATGGACACCATGTCAATTAGCATGGACCAAAACAGCGCGGTCATTTCGTTATCTTGCGAATACCGTTTGAGAAAAGAGCCGGTATTAGCAAGGTTCACGGATGAAGACCAGCGACTAGCATTCTCTGGCGACACATTCTTTAACCTAACGCAATTCATCCCACGCTATAAAGCGACATGGGGCGACAAACCGACGAACTTTAGCGGTGGCGGCGGTCGTCCGTACGATCCTAACTTCCGCTTGGACCCGTTCTAATGCGACACGAAGATTGGGTCGACCGCTTGTTTGCGGCAATTGAGCAAGTTAGCACCGAAACCTTTGCATACGGCAAAAACGATTGTTGCCTGTTTTCGGCGCGTGTCGTCGATGCAATGACCGGTAGCGACTACGCAAAACGTCTTGCAGAAATGTATCACGACGAAAAAACCGCACTTGCTTACATCAATTCGCACGGTTCCATACAGGAAGCCGTGAAGGATTGGCTAGGCGAACCGTGTGTATCCCTAGCGTATACACAGCGCGGCGACGTTGTACTGTTCAACAACGAAGGACGCGAAACACTAGGCATTTGCGTTGGTGATCGGATCGTGACGGTCGGCGAAACCGGCATTGCTCACGTATCAATGGAACAGGCTATTTGCAGTTGGAAGGTTAACTAATGGCTCCAGTTGTAAGTGCGGTAACAAACTTCCTGTTGGTGGTTTTCGGCGGCACGTCTGCCGCAGCCACGGTTGCCGCGATGGTGGCGGCTAACGCCATTGTCTACATTGGCGGCAATTTGCTTTTGATGAAGGTTTCGCAAGCGTTGGGGCCAAAGGTTCCACGCGCAACGTCACGACCGCCCGACGTAGAATACTCCGATACGGTTGCACCGCGTCGCGTTGTATACGGCGAAAACAAGATTTCTGGAATGAACGTCATTCCGGCGATTGTGACCGGATCAAAGGGCGAATATCTGCATCAAGTGTTGGCGCTGGTCGGACACGAAGTCAACGCGATAAACACCGTTTACTTTAACGACGAAGCGTTAACGCTCGACGGAAGCGGTAACGTCACGGCTGGAAGTTTTGTCGGTAAAGCATCCGTCCGTAAATACACCGGCACATCAACGCAAACGGTCGACAGCATCCTAAACGCTGCGATTACGGAATGGGATTCCGACCACCGTGGACGCGGGATCGCGTATTTGGCGTTGCGTTATACCTTCGACCAAGAGGTATACCGCAATGGCAAACCCGACGTTACCTGTATCGTGCAGGGCAAGAAGTGTTACGACCCGCGATTGGATACGTCACCGGGTGCGAATCCGACGAACGCGACGTATGCGGCATACACGACCAACCCGGCGTTGTGTCTTGCCGACTATCTCATGGCGTCATATGGATTGAGTGAAGAAGGAAGCCGCGTCGATTGGGCGTCCGTTGTAACAGCCGCAAACATTTGCGACGAAAACGTAGCCATTCCGGGATCGACGACGCAAAAACGGTATACCTGTAATTTGGTGCTGGAAGCGACCGCCGAATTTGAAAACAACATTCAAGCATTGACACAGGCCATGATGGGCGCGTGCTACTACTCCGGTGGCAAGTGGCGCATGGCAGCGGGCGCGTGGTCATCGTCGGCGTTTAGCATTACCGAAGACGACATTGTTGGACAGGTAACGGTCCAGACGGCGCAGAGCCGCAAGCGCGAAGGTTATTACAACGCCGTTCGCGGACAGTTTGTCGACAAGGACCGTAATTATCAGCCGGTAGAATTCGAGCCGATTCTAAACTCGACATACGAATCGGAAGACGGCGAACGTATCTATACCGAAGTCGCGTTCCCGGCGTGCAATAACCAGTACGAAGCGCAGCGCAACGCCATCATTCTGTCGCGCCAATCGCGCCGACAAAAGACAGTGCAAGTCGTTTGCAGTCTCAACGCGTACAAAATACGTCCGTTCGAAACTGGCACAGTCACGATTGCCGAAGTCGGCTGGACTAACCAAACCGTGCGCTGTATCGGTTGGAAATTCCGACCGGAACCGGCCATCGAACTTACATTAATTGAAGCGTCATCGACCGATTACAGCGACCCATCTACGGGGACGTATGTAACCCCGGCATCCGTCGTGGTAAGCGATCCGGCGACTTACTCGCCCGGTTCGCCGCAGTCATTCACGGCAACGCAAGAAATCGAATCCATCTTGTTGTCGTGGGCCGCACCGTCTAACAGCGTCCCCGGCATTCTGTACCGCGTCTTTCAATACACAGCGTCGACGCCGTTTTCGTCGGCCACACAGATTTACGAAGGCGCAGACACACAGTTACGCGTGCCACGCACCGATACCGCAACGCGGTATTTTTGGGTGCAGTCGTACTATGGCGTTACTGGCGGTACATCCGACCCGACGCCATCCGGCGCGGGCCTGTCGTCGTCCGGCAAGATTGCCACGCTTAACGGCTACCTGACCAACGAAGCAACGCTAGTACCGGCGGATTCGTCCGGCACGGTTAGCAGTTATGCGGATGCGGTCGGATTGTTTAAGTTGTTTAGCGGCCCAACTGATGTTACGGCCAGCACGAC